CCAGTCTTGAGCGGGTTCCTTAATCGCCTCGTTATCGTAAAAATACTTTGGGGATTTAGTTAGGAGAAAAACATATTCGTGGCTCTTTGTGCATCTGTCGCGCACAGACTCAGGCATAGGGTTTGGTTTAGACCAGATAATATCCTGTCGGAGATACCAACCATCGGCTTGAAGGGCTAAAGCAACTCGCCAAGGGATACCAACAAGGTCTTTATGTTTTAACCCAGCAGATTTTAGGTTCGCTGGATTGCGATTAGCCGCCTTACCAACCAAAGTTCCCTCGCCGTTACGCAATGAATCGGGAACTGCCTTGGAATCACGGGCTGAAGAATATGAATCTCCTATGTTTAGCCAAAGTGTGCCGTCATCTCGAAGAACTCTCCACACTTCACGAAAGACCGCAACCATTTGTGCTACATATTCGTCAGGTGTTTGCTCAAGCCCAATTTGTCCATCGTTGCCATAATCTCGAAGCCCCCAGTACGGGGGAGATGTGATACAGGTTTGAACTGAGCCTTCTTCTATTTGTCGTAGAGATGTTCTAACATCTCCCACAATAATTTGTGCCTTCATCGCTTCCTCTCTTAAGTAAAGGTTAAGACTTCTTAAGTAAAGGTTTAGAGCGCAGGTTTCGCTGGGCGACCTCTACGGCGGATTAAGTTTCCAGCCTCGTCATAAATTGGCTCACGGTCAATATCGTTACGGATAATTTTGTAAATCAACTGCTCTGATACTCCCATTGCTTCAGCAATCTCGCGGTAGGTAATACGCTGTTTACGGAGTCGCAAAATCAACTGCTTACGGCGCTTTCCTAAATCCTGAATCTGGACTTGATGCTCACGCATCGCATCTGTAATTATGCGAACTTCTTGAAGCCCACGACCATCCAATTGTTCAGCCGTCTGTACATCGCTCATTATTTCTCTCCTTCGAAAATATCTTCCCAATTGAACTCGTCATTGCTCGGATGAAACATCCGTCTATTCTGTTTAATCGCTTCCAACTCTGCGCTCATTTTCGCTTTGTGATAAGCGAGTGCATAAGCAATAAAGATAGGAGCGAATAATACAAGAGTAGTAAATAATCCTACTACCGTCAAAATTAAGTTCCAGTTCATCTTGCCCTCTCTTTCTTTGCCCCTCTGATGTAAAGCACTAAAGAATTTCTATCATTCTGTGGCGCTAGAAAAATCAAAGATTTCATGTATTTAGGTGAGTCATCTGGCAACACACCCGCATCTACAATTCCATCTATCGCCGCTTTTACTGCTGGATTACACGCCCCTACATCCTGAAGGCGACCTCCCTTTTGGTGAGGTTCGACTGTAACCGAAATCCATTCCATCTCTGGAATCTTCTCCGATTTTGCCAAGATGAGAAACGCGGAGCGCCAAGTCTTGACCAACTCAGCCCTCTCCCACCTATTGCCAGCGCGTTCACCATTGGTTGTCCAAGGGCGTTGCGCCAACTCAAGTCGGTAGACAAGTTGTTCGTGTTCATCGGTTCTGCATAGGCAATCCATGACTTAAAGATAAGGGTCACCTTTACTCCTGTCGAATTCCCATTTTTCTCCATCGTTGAAGATTCGCCACGCTTTATCGTTATCGTCAATGAATGGAATCTCCTCAGCCGAATCAACTCGGTAGAGCAAGAAACCTCGTTCTCGGGCTTTGTCTCTATTGGACTCAACCCATCCGTGGCATCCAGTTACCCCAGAGCCACAGAGCAAAATTAGATTCGCTGGAAAATGTAGGGCTTCATCCCTTGACCCGCCCATCTTTCGAGGAACTCGGTGATGGACTGACCAGCCGAACATATCGCCCATACCACCGCACTTTTCGCATCGGTAATTGGCTCGGTAAAAAACTTGGAAGCGAACTTCATCTCCTACTTTGAGTTTAGGTTTTGCCATTGGAGTCTTGCGTTCGATAGAGATTCTGTGCAACCAGAGCAGAGATGTTCGCTCGTTTGTAACGCCGTAATCGTAGCCAATCTGCAAATCGGAATATCTTCATAGGTCAGATGCCACCTCTCCTGAATCTGTTTCCATATCAGCATCGGTTTTGCCTTTCGCTAATGTTGCTCTTATCTGCGATAAATAAAAATTGACTTGCTCTGGTGTTGCCGCTTTTGTCCGAGTATCTTCCAACTCCAACATATAACGCTGGGTGGCTTCACGGTCTTTTTCGTTCTGTCGCTGGCGAACCCATTCTTTGTTGAAATATACTGGGGCAATAACCTTTTCGTCATTCATATAATGGATAGACACAAAATACTTAGCGAACTCAAAAGTCATATCAGGCAGGAGAGCGGAATCCCACGCAAGAATTTTCCCCTCATCGGCTTGAAGGCGACCATCAAAAAGACAGGCGTAGGCAAAAAGTTGTGCTACTTCAGAACGGTTCATTTTCCAACGCCCTCTCCTCCTCGGCACTAAATTTTTCTGCTATCTCTAGCGCTCGCATAACTGAACTCTCGGTTCTAGTCATAGAGCCACCACGACTCGGTAGAGGCGTATCAGTCCAGCGCTCTTGATTCAACCAAGTAGATGCGTGAGCGGTGAACTCAGGCTGACGATTAGGGTCACTAGCAAATCTCTTTGCTCCCTCAATAATCAACTCAACGGTGGCTTTTTTGCAAGCCTTCATAAATGCTGTTCTTGCCGCGCCTTTTGCTTCTTTCCTTGGATAGATAGACCAAAACAAATTGAAGTCCGAATCCGAAGGATTCATGTGTATATCTATATTGGGTATGGGTATGGGTATGGGATGGGTATGGGGCGGTTGAACTTCGCCCGAAGTTACGCCATCTGTTCGCCGTAACGACCTAGCCTTTTGCATACGCTCAGCCGCTCTTTTACGCTCAGTTTCAACCTTTTCTTTTGTAAATTGATACTCGTCATATCCCAAAATCTTAATATCATCCCCACAAATTTCCCACAAATTTGCTTCAACTAAGGCTGAAATATGACGAGAATTTGATAGTTTTTTCACCGTATTTCGAGGAATAATGCCATCGGTCAGGTAGGCATTGGAATAACAGAGCGCTGTTATGTACAAACGAAACGCTCCATCACTCAATCCAATAATCTTTGGATGATTAGGAAACCCATCATCAATCCTTACCCAAGTCATTCTCTCTCCTTCAATGTTAGAAGTGATGTCCACAATTAGGACAGGATTTCTTTTGCTGGCGAATTTCAATTTTTCTGTTATGTACGAACTCGGGTAACACATAGACCTTGCAACGATTACGAGTCTCTTTCAATCTCGCTATCCGCTCAGTCAGATGGAGAACGGACAATACACCCGATGCTGACCCATGGTGAAGTCCGAGGTAATCAGCCAACTCTTTCCAAGTGGCTCCCTCGGTGCCTTGTCGGGCTAGGTAGGTAAGCGCCGCGATTTGGCGCTTACCTGTAGTTCCATCTGCATCTTGAACTCTCGCTCTTTCCGCAGATGAATCCGTACCTGACCAACCCGATGTACCGCTATAGGGAACTTCAGGAAACGCTAACTGTGTCATCGCTTGACTCCTTAGTGGTTGAAGTTTCAACTACTGGGGAAGTGCCGACACGAACTTGAGCCTCCTTGAATGAAATTCGTAATGTCTCAAGGATTGATGGCTCAATGGCATCTTTGTACTTTGTGATGTAAGCGCCTAACTTAGCGAGTCCATCAAGGTCAGATGCTTCAGAGATAGCCTTAGCGAGCGCCTTGGTATCAACTACGACCTTTTCGGAGCGCTCGTAACTCTGACTGTCTGGGTCTGGCTCGTCAGTTGGTAGCGATAGTGTTTGTAGGAGCGCGGTTCGAAATGCGACAGACATCGCCTTAGCGGTTGCCTTGTCTCCTGAGTCCATTGCCTCACCTACCACCGTGGCTTTAATTGCATCGCCACCTGAGCCGATGAATGTGTAGGTCACTTTCACTTTTACATGACCCATAACTGTACGGTTCTTGCCAATCTCAACTGAAGCGTATTCATAATCCTCAACTGATGGCACGACAATTACGCCGTGTTTTTGAAGGGCTGGTGATACTGCATTTACAACTGCATCAATTCCACGGAAGTTAAATCCTTGGGATGCGTTGCGGTCATTCTTCTTAACTGCTCCGACTTCCTTCATTACTTCATTCAGGGCTTGAGCAATTGATAGTGTTTTGGTTTCTGACATTGCCTTCTCTCTCTACTCGGTTACGAACTTGACGGAAGTTTCCGCTGGTAAAACCTTGACTTCAGGGATAATTTCGCCTTGGGTTGAAATTACCACACCTTCTTCAGTAATCAAAGCCTTTAACGCAGATTTGTCTACATCGGTTTTGATTCTCAGAAGTGTTGGGTCATTGACCTTCGCCCATTCAATGAATTTAGATTCATCATTGAACTCAATCCTTGGCTGACCAGCCGTAGTCTTGAGTGAGCCGTGGGGCAAAGTTACCGTTTTACGACCCTCAGAGCGCTGTAGGAGCGCGTATGGGGTTAGAACTGCCTCAAAGTACAGGGCATCTCGGTCTAGGGCTGTATTGACCGTTGAGAGCCATTCCGTGATGCGGATAACCTCGGCATCGTAGATGGCTTTATTCTCGGCTTGCTTACGCCGAATGACTGCTAACTTGCGAATTGCCCAGTCAGCCTTTTGGTCTGTATCAACTACAAACCCCTCATTTTCCGCTGAGATTGAAGATACAGCGGGGTT